TATTAACAACCGGACCCATGTTAATATAGACCGAGTCAGTATCAATCGCAATAACATAGTCCTTGTCAGTACCAAGCAGCTTGTTCATTTCTTTGTTGATTGCTTGCTCAGCCCAGCGGATAACAGTTTGACCAGTGAGTGTAACGGATTCAGCCAAGGCGTTATCGAAGTACTTAAAGTACTTGTTGGCCAATGCACCATACAAAGAGTTGAGCAGGATCTTAATCGCCATCTGGTTATTTTCCAGCTGGTTGATCGTAGCTTCCAGAGCTTTGTCTTTTGTTTGTTCGTATAGTGACTGTGTATCTAGCATCTTACGCTTGATTGTTTTACGCTCAGCATAGTAGTCAACAATCAACTCAGGAATAATACCCTGAGACTTTTTAGTGAACGGTACACCTGATGCACATACTGCGTAGTCCTCACATACCTGATTGGATCGGTCATGCTTATTGAGATAATAGTCAGGACCCTGAGGAAAACGATACGTGTAGTCTTTATATAGATTTTCTGGTGAGATGTTCTGCTGCACAATAATGTTAGGATACAGAGAGTTCAAGTCAAACGATACAACCCAGTCATGAGCACCAACGTGTGGATCCTTTACGTAACCACCAGCAATAGACTTACTTGAATTTTCTTGGTTACCGTAAACAGCATACGGAACTTTATCGATCTGCTTGACAGGTGAGATGATGTTCTTACTCAATAGCCGGCGATAGATAATTGATTCCCATATGTTAGTGGTACCAAAGGTATCCTGTAGGTTGACACCACCTTTGTACGCCATAGTCAAGGCAAGAGAGATGAGCCCCATCTTCTGGTCAATACGGTCAACCAGCTGAACGTCCTTGATGTTATAGTCAATAAACTTCTGGTGGTCTTCCTTGTACAGTGTGTATAGGTTACCGTGTTCTTCGTAAGATAGTTTCTTTTCACCAACAACCACATAACCAATATGATCAAGCTTGTATGATTCTTGAGCACCGTATGAGTATCCAAACTTTTGGAATAGTTCAAGGTAATCAGCCTGTTGAATACCAACCAACTCATATGCTGGTAACTCACGCTGCATCTTCTTGACGTTACGTTCGTTCACCATGTTCCAAGGAGATAATCGTTTGACAGCTTCCTCGGATCCGATCAGGCGAATACGATTTACAAGGTATGGAATATCAAAGAACCTACAGTTCCAACCGGTAATAACATCAGGATAGTTCTTTGTCCAGTATCCAAGAAACTTAGCCAACATTTCTGGTTCAGACTTACAGTGATGATACTGAATCAAGTCACCTTTCATATCAATCTCTGTCTTTTCAGAATCATACGAGTCAAGTCCCCAGACCTGATAGACCGAGGACTTGCTAGACTTGAGTGCAATAGAGATGATAGGATAAGCTGCTTCCTCTGGTGTAGGGAAGCCGTCGTCAGATGCAACCTCGATATCGAAGTTGACTACGTTTACGTGGTTAATATCAAACTTAATGTCATCAGGATACAGGTCTGTAATGAACTGATGGATATAGTTTGTTGTACCATATATCTTAAAGTTGTCTGTGCCATCATACATTTCGATGAAGTCTTTGGCCTCAGACATTTTTTCAAATTGTTTTTCTTTTAAGTACCCGCCGTCAAAGGCTTTGTACTTACTTTCTTTGTCCATAGGCAGATATAGCTTAGGACCGAACTTATGCCGCTTAGCGACCGGTGTACCGTTGTCAGTGTACCCACGGTACAGGATAGAATTTCCGTAACGATTAACAGAAGTATAGAATGCCAATATAGATCCTCCAGGTTTGAGGCTATTATATAATAAAAAAGGGGTGATGTACACCCCTTAATTTAATTGTTTTCCCAAAAGGATTCAAAGTTTTGTATATTTTCTGGTGTACCTGTCACCGTGATTTCCGGATTCCCACCACCTGGTCCTTCCGTAATCCATGAGACCATTTTAAGGTTGTATTGGTCCAATAGTTTTAGAAAGTCGAAGAGGGGGCAATCATATGCGATGTCAAAAGAATGTTCCATGTTTTAGTCTCCTTCATTAATATAAAGCAGTCTACCACAGTTTAAACCAATTGTACACCATAAAATGCACTTTACATCACTTTTTTTCGGAAACAAATGTATACATTTCATTGGCCTTTTCCATGACCTCCTCCATTGTATACATTTTTGGGATATATTTGTTCCACGCCTCGGCAGCTAGTTCCATGTTTTCTTTGTTTGCTTCAAACATGGTTTTTGCAATTTCCATTTGCGTGTCGTATTGCTTGTCCAACATGCTCTTTGCCATTGCTAGAACGTCGGTACGAATTTGATAAGGATTAGACATAATAATCTCCTGTGTCTGTGTTGTGATCTGAGGGGCCAGAGTCCAGCCCCTCTGCTGTATACTTATATCAGCCTTTCAGCTTTGCTACTTGCATCATGCAATTTTTTGCTAGGTCGTGTTGACCTTGACTTGCAAAATGAACAGCAGCTCTGCTATATCCAACAACTTCACACCAGTTCATAAAACCAGCCCAAAGTTTTTGGAACCATGAACGATGATCGATAGTAACTGTATCTACTAAAAAAGCCATTAGACAAATCCTTTTAAGTTAGGGTTAAAAGGAGAGATAAGATGTGATTGTTTCATATCTGCATCTTGTCTAGCAATAGAATAGATATCGCCTCTTGCAATACCAATATCGTTCAATTCTGCATCAGTTAGCTTACGCAATTCATGTTCTGTTTGTCTGATTGCTTTAGCCATCTGATAGTTGTTAATCAGCTTCAGTAAGAAGCTCTTTAGTGTCTGTGTCATTTGTTAATTCCTCGTAATGACCGATTGCGATTTTACGAGGACGCATTTCTTCGGGGATGACGACTTTCAGTTTAACTGACAAGACACCGTCCACTAGATCTGCTCCGTGTACTTGTACGTATTCTGACAGCCTAAAGGTGCGTTTGAACTTCTTCGTGGAAATACCACGGTGAATGTACTCGCGACCTAACGATTTATGTTCACCCGAAATAGTCAATGTACGATCTTTTACTTCGATTTCAAGTTCGTCACGTTTAAATCCCGCAACGGCAAGCTCAATGAGATAGTTATCTTCATCGGTCTTAAGAATATTATGTGGGGGATAATGATCGTTTGCGTGACGAGCTACATGGTCTAGCTCATTCATTAAATGGTCAAATCCAACAAAGGATGAACGTGGGAATAGTGATTGTACGCCTGTCATATGTATCTCCTTTATGCAAGCAAGATTAAAAATCGGAGCCGGACCATCCGCACTCCGATATTATTTATATAGTTATAGCTATTACAAAATTAAATAGCCGTTAGTCAATTAAGTTGTTTTTTATTTCTTCAAGGATAAGCTTTCTGAATTTATTTCTTTCAAATGCAGAGTACACTTCAGACAAAGGATAAATTCCATGGAATTTAGTTTTCTTATAGTTTAAGCAGGCTTGCATATACATTGCATTTTTTTCAGTAAATTCAAATTGTCTGAAGTTTATTTTTTCATCTGTATGAAATTTTATATATGATAAAATATCACCTTGAGAAAAAGAAAGTTCAGTTGTGTTTGGATGTGGGATCATTGCTAAATTCAAAGAGCGAAACCATTTACCAATATCATACTTACCCTGTAAAACATTTCCCCATTTTGATACACTATTCTTGTTATGTAAAAATGGATGTTGTTGACTCATTTCTAGTGGTGAATCACTGAAAAAGACGAACCCAAGAGTGATGTGCCACATTTTTCCATATATTGGATTATCCGCTAGAATTTTTGTATAAACATCAAGATCTAACCCTTCAAATTCAAGACCATTATTTACTTTATACACTCTAAAACTGAATGGTGCCTTTAACATAAATGTATTTTTTATTTCATCTGTAAAGGCCGGGCATTTTATGTAACTCATATTTTTTTCATCATCAACTAAAAATCTTGGTACCTGTGATAATACGGGCTTAATATCACAGACACCAAGAGCAAAATTATAGGGATGAGTTTTATAATGGTTAAACGACCAATATACTGTTTTCATAATATATTAATACTTTCATTATTTATTTCCAATATTATACTTCGGACACAGCTCCCACTGGTCTTTTTCTTTATAAGAAATAATTTTGATCTGCCTCAGAGGAGCAACGTTGAGTTCTTCTTTACGAACGAAATCAATGAGTCCCCAATCGCTCAACAATGTGGCAATCGTATTTCTTCGTGCAATATCATTTTCTTCGAGATTTGCTTTCTTCCCATCTAACATAAACAGCTCTTTAAAGTGGACGATAAAGTACCGGCCTTGTTTATGAAGGATGTGGCATGATTGAAACAACTTACGGTCTTTGCGTGATGCTACACCAATACGAGTAAGCGTTTCACGAACCTTTAAAAAGTCGTCAGGCTCGTTAAGTGTGACCTCCAACATGGTGGTAGGAGACCATTCAATTACATTATTTTCTTCCACCTTTGCTCACCTTCTTTTCTAATTCTTTTATTTGCTCAGGTGATAAGAGTGAGAGAGCTTGCTTTGCTTCATTATTGCTGTAGCCATAATACTCTTTTATCACTTCAATATCACGTACTAAGTCAGGTTTATTCCATTTCGAAAAACGTTTCCGCTTCCTGACAATATTTATAAGAAAATGAAATTGAAGCTTTTTATCGAGGTGAGCATATTGGTTCATCTCGTTTGCTATAGCTACAGTGTCTGGAAAGTAAGATAGACCACGATTTACCATAAAAGCATTGTATTGCTTTTCAGTAACATCGTCAATCATTATATCTTGTTTTGTAAAGTTAATCGCGTTCAAATAGTCAAATGGGCTCATGATGATTCATTATAATATAAGTAAATTAATCCGTTATGGTCAGATGTTTTAAGAGTACCAACACTATGGGTAATGGCTAAGGACAGGTAGTCACCTTTGGCAAAAGACTCCGGTGTGATGGCAGTGTGATTACCACGTGATCCGGTGGACGTACAGTCGACTGTCATGGTCTTACTTGTTGCACTGCCATTCTTATATAGAGTAACAGTGGTGTTACCGGTTGCTGTGATAGTATTTAGCTGCAATGAAATATTTCTTACAGAACCACTAAAAGGCATTCGATATCCACTATTGGTTCCACCAAAAACATATCCACTTGCACCAGTAATACTTGAATCCAAATCATCATCAACTGAAATAAAAGATTTAGAAGTGCCAGCGTTTAATTGACTTACGCCAGATAAATTAAAGTACTGATCACCAGTAACAAAGTCACCAGAGCCTTCGGCTGAATCTAAACTACCTATATAAATTGGGCTGATAAGAACAAATCTGTTATTTTCTTCATCACGAAAACCAGCTGTCTGATATGGAATTTCCTGTGCCATTATAACCTCATAGAATTATACCACTATTTATAGTGCTCGTACAACAGTTTGCATACGCATAACATCAAGTGCAATGTCGTGGCGTGGGTCATGATGAATAAATGATTGTGCACACCCGTCAGGCATGAACTTATTATCTATATCAGATCCCCATAGCAATCCATCAAGGAAAGAACGAGTATCACGTACGTTCCACCAAGGGTACGGTACACCTTTGTTGCATGAGTACAAAAGCTTTTCCATAAGAACAGGATCGAACATATTACCACGAGTATAGACTCGACGAATATCATTCATTCCCTTTGTGTATTCTGTCATGAAGTTCCAAAGGTCAGAAATAGATGCATCACTCGGTGAGGGCTTGAGTTGCTCCTTGGCCTGCTCTGTCTGCTGATCCCACCACTTTAAGGTAGTTTGCTCAATCTTACGTTTGTACTTCTTTACCTGCTCTTCTACATTAAACTTAATGAATCCGGTTTGTTCTACCAAGTCATCGTAGTTGTACGGATCCAAAGCATAGTTGTTTTCATTAAAACGAAGAACAGCCAGTGATATGACTACTCCGTCGTACTGGTTACCCAGTGTTTCAAAATCGTATATAATACAATCATCCATTATTTAAAACTCACGTTTGCCATGATCTCTGTCATACATGCTACAACATTCAGTTCATGGTCTGCCACGAAGGCGTCTTTATATTGATAGTCGGCAAGGATAAGGATGAGCTGTGGAATGGAGTGTGGTTCTACGTATTCATTCATATTATCGTAGAGGCCACGGAAGATACCAACCGTGTCTTGATCCATGTTGTTCACAACCCAAGAACGCATCTTCTTGAAGTTCTTGTCTTTTAAACTTGTGGCGAGTTCAGCAAAACTGCTATCACTAGTCCGATGATTACTGCCGTCAATACGAGAGCCACCAATGCTCCTACGTTGTCCTTCATTTAATACCCTTCTCCAATCTGGAGCGTACTTCATAATAAGATCAGCTACAGCCTTTTCTTCATAAGGTACGCTTTCTTGATCTAATATGTATACGAAACGTTTAAAAAATTGGGCTGCAAGACCAGCTAAATCTTTCTTTGTCGTATTAAATTCATAGACACCACACCGAGAGTGTAGTGGTTCGATGATACGATTCTTAAAGTTACATGTAAGGATAAACCGACAGTTGTTTGCAAACTCTTCCATGAAACCACGAAGAGCAGGGTGAGTT